CTGTCCACGTTGCAAGACATACTCGCCTAGCATTGTGTCAAACACAGGACCATCATACTTGAAGCCACACTCCCATAGCCACATTAAATCATATGCTATGTTGTGTCCTATTAATATAGTAGCATCATCCAAGTGTGCTTGCACACCATCAAAATTATCTCTATATAAATATTCTTCTCCTTTATCTGTCAAGCATCCAACCATGACAAGTTTATTGTCAGGCTCAAATGGGTCTAGGTACATCTTGCCATCACGTTTAGTGACAGTATTTTCTACATCTAATGTAAGTTTCATATCTACTCCTCTATGCTGTGAACCTTGCGATTCTATAATCAAGGTTACAATTAATCATACCATGCCATCCTGTTACTTTATTCTTTACAACATTAATATGCCTTAAAGTTGACTGTTCGTCAACCCCTTCTACTTGGGCAGGTTGTCCTATCAGTATCATCAAGTCTGCTTCAGCGGCCTTACCTGTACGTGAGCCTTCCATCATAGCCTGATTAAGAACCTGTCTGCCTTCCGCTTCTGCAGACAACTGTGACATATAGAATACGGCACAGCCATATGTCTTTGCTATTTGTCTAGCATAGATGGCATTAGCTTTTAACATCTCATCAGGTCTAGAGTAACTACCTGACCTAGCAAACTTATCTCCCATATCTAGAACTACTATGTCAGGTCTCTCTGTCTTACACATTGTCTCTACCCATGCCATATCCTCACCACTAACATCTTTAATCTTTACGTTCTTGGTTACATCTTGGTAGATTGATTTAGCTTCTTGGATGTTAGCTTGAATCTTCTCCTTTGGAAAACCTGTGGATGCCTGTATATATCGGAAGGCAACTCTGTCATAAGACTCTTCATTGCAGAGGACTACACATTTAGCACCCTGTCTAGCCATACCGCCAGGACCTACCAACATAGATGCATGGAAGGAAGTCTTCCCTGTGTTAGGTCGAGCACCTATCTCCACAAGGTAACCTGCATTTACACCTTCTACCTTACGTGCCATCTCAGGTATATTGAATGTCCACTTCATCTGTACAGATTGTTTAGCCATGATAGTATCAAAAGATATATCATCCCATTCAATCTTTACTTCAGGTAAAAAGTTATCATTATACTTGTCAAGTAAATCACGTAATGGTCTAAGACTTTTCTCTGCACCATTCACATAATCAAATCCTAGATTTGCTATGTCTTCACCAATGACCTGTTGAAATAACTTAGACAGCACATCCTGTGCCACATCAGTACCCATTGGTTGCTCACGTTTTACTGTGTTAAACAGTGCACTATAACCTTGCTTCTGTGCTGTAGTCATAGATGGATTGTTTGCCATAAACAATGCTTCCACCTCATCGGGTGTTACATCTCTCTTATATTTATTCATAGCATAATCAATAGTATGCTTTAGCTTTCTTGCATCTTTACTGAACAATCTATCAGGACACTTAGAGCCACGATGGTCTGTGTAAAAATCTCTGTTCATCAAGCTACGTAGTAGGGATAGTTCCATATTGGTTCTCCTTTGGGGTTAAGTTAATTAAATTTTCTATATCATCTTGCTTCTTGTACTTCAAGTCATCTTGCAATCGTAGCACCTTAACATCATTTACATAAGCTCTCAATTCTTTTGCGAATGACATTGTCTTGGGTAATGCGTCAGGGTCTAGTGCTATAATTGCTGTTGAGAACTGCGAGAGATACCTCTTGTGAGATTCTGATAATGACGTACCCAATACTGCTACCCCAACATATACTTCACTATCTAGGACTGAAGCACTCACGCAATCCTCAACAACTACTGCGACCTTACCATGTCCTGAGACAAAAGGCAAGTCACTTTTTCCATACCTTTTCCATTTAGGTATTCTTTTTCCTAATGACCTGCCATTGGCATCAACAACTCTGCCCTCATGTATGACAGGGAAAACAACTCTGTGTTCCTTGACATCATACATAAGCTTGTCATTAGGTATACCATAATAACTTTCTTTATCGTAAGGTACTATGTATTCAGGCATTACGAAGGGTTCATTATCTTTCTCTATATTCTGTCTGTGTTTTTTAATATCACTAACAGATAACGATACACGTTTAGAACCTGATAGCTGACAAGAAGACTTGTAACAGTTCCATAACATCTGACCCATGTTGTTGGTGACAGTAAAAGTTTTGTATCCATTACAAGATGGACAGTTAAGTCTTTTACTTTCTCCTATACTTAAATCTAAGTCATTAATGTACATATTAATATTCATATATCACTCTCCTTGTCGGCATTTACATGCTTTTAACATGGCTTTTTCGTAATGTCAATGCATTATTTGCAGATTCATACGTATTTTTCATGTAAGGTTTGACCGATTGAGGGTTAGCATGACCTGTGACAGACATAATCTGACCCATAGACACACCTGCTTCTACCATTTCAGTCGTTCCTGTACGTCTTAAGTCAGAGATACGTAATGTATCAGGTAGATTAGCTAAGTCCATCACTCTACGTGCCACTTTAGACAGCCTTTGCATGGTATAAGGTGCATACTGACCACCCTTTGCAGTAGGATAGGGTGCTACATAAGGCTGAAAGTCGTAGTCTTTTGCCTGTTGTTTAAGCATTTCTAATAAGTCAAGTGAAATCGGTAGGTGAACTACACTTCTTCTCTTGGACTGTTGCAAATTTAGCACACTTTTATCAAAGTCAATGCTAGAAAACTGCAACATTCGCATATCTCCCACCCTCTGACACCATTCGTAAGACATTTGTACAATCAATCCTATGTTTCTGTACTTGAAATCAGCATAAGCTGCATCCAAAAACTGTATGACTTGGTCTTGTGTCCATACTGTGTTCCTAGAATGGGGTGTCTTACGTTTGTAAGTAGCAAATGGATTAGTCTCAGCATAACCCATCTCCATCCCATAAGAATATATCTTACGAGCAACAGAAGTAATAGCATTAGCTTGATATATACCACGACCAAGCCATTGCTCATACGCTCTTCTAGCTATTGCTCCTGTCATTTTAAGAAGACTTATTCCCGCCACACTTTTGCCATCAACTTCAGTAGCCAATAAAACTCCTGCACAATATTGATAATCATGTTTAGTTTTATCAGCTAACACCTTGAAATCATTAGATAAATAATACTTATCTACTAAATTATTTAGTTGCATTAATATAGCCTTTCGTAAACTTCAAAGCTAAACTCTTGACAAAACTCTTCTACTGTATCGAGCTTAGGCTTCATTTTATTTTCATAAGTAATATTATTTTTTAGAAATCGTAGCATATTTTCTAACGAGTGAAACTCCCTATAATCATAGTCAGTATACATGACATCTCCTATACCATCAGGTCTAAAGTCCTCAACATCAAACTCACTTCTAAGTATATATTTTTTCTTATATGGTTTTATGTAAGTTGAAGTTACACCTCTAGGGCTACGTCTCCATTGCATGTAGTCATGCAACCAATACACTTTACCCATAATAAACCAAGGCAAATCCCATTCATCTGCCATCTCATATAAATTTCTTAGCCAATTTTTAGGGTTCTCAAGTCTTTTCTTTTCATCATCCCAAAAGATGTCATACCAACACCAATGTTCAATGTCTCCGTTCTTGTCATATATAGGCATACTATTTCTCCTTACTTTTGTTAAGCAATGCAACTGCTCCAAGTTTAATACGTTCATTATATTGTAGTTGATAACCTGTTCCTGCACCTAATGATTGCTTATCTATTAAGTGTTTGTGGTAATGTTCTACACTATCCCACTTCTCCTTTAGTTCCCTACATAACTCATCATACTCTATGTCTTCAATGATTGGGTCATTCATAACATAATATAAATATGAGTGCATGAGATAGTAAGGAACTAACATATTAGGATTTGTTCTCCAAACATTATTTGACATCCACATAAACTCTCATATGAGATGACTCATTCAAGCCTTGACCCCAATAAGTAGCACCTGTACCCTTGAGTTCTTCCTTGATGTGTTGTCCACGTACTCGCATTTTGTATGAGTCTTTGTTAAGATACTTCTTCATAGTGTCAACAAACTCTTGACCTTCTGTGTCGTTAGGTATCTCGCTGAATACATAGTTACAACCCTTCTTAGATGTAGCCTTCTCATATTCTTTTTTCCACATCTCTGCTCGTTTCTCTAGAGTCTGAATCCTTTTCCAAGCTACATCATATGCTTCTGCCTTAACAGTTGGCTGTCTATTCAATTCAGCTAGAGCATCTTTAACTTTATTGAATGAGTGTTTCTCTACCATGTTCATGGCTTTCTCTTTCCACCTATCACGTTCCTTAGCTATCTCGAGTGCAGTATCTGTAACACCTACTTGCCTATTCAACATACGTTCTTGATGTCTAAATGCTCTGACTAAATACACAACATCCATGTCTGCAATTCGTATGGGTTCATCTCTGTGATAAGAGTGGTGTTCTACCTCATCTAACTCGTACATATCGGCAGGTAGTTTTCCATTTACTGCTTCTGCTATTTTGATTAACTGTTTTACTTTCATGCTACTTCTCCTTCTAGCCATTGTGGTTTCTGTGTAAATGTATACCTTGCAAATCTGAGTTTGTCAACCCTATAAAATGCTCGGTATGCTTGTATTGGAAAGTTCTCATCTGTCTTGAGTTCATCATGCCCACTAAAACATTGTGGGTGAGGTGTTATAAAGTTCTTCCAATCAGGCACAAACCTCGTTCCATTGTATAGTGCATCATAATGCTTGCTTGCACCATGAACTTTATGATATCTATTAGTGTACTCTCGTAACATTGCATCATATAAACTAAAGGCAAACTTATAGTTCATCTGTGTCTCCATTGCCCATAGTGTGCATGGATGCTTTTGATGTACAGGTTTGTACAAGCCGTGTTCTTCTGCATACTGTGGTGCATGATGCCATAGTGTAGTGCATAACATCTGTGCTTCTTCAAGTGGCATCTTGACTATGTGTTGGTCACATAGAGACTTAGCAATCTCACGTGGTGTTTGTTCTATAATAAATCTATTCATGTTATAACTCCTATTCAAATGTTTTTTCTATCCACACTATTTTTCCATCAATCATATCTATGATTTGTTTAGAATCATAAGCCATCATGTAGATATAAAAAGTGCCATGCTCCTCTTTACCTCTAGGGTG